GGGTGGAGTATAGGTATCCAGATACCTTCGTTAGAGCGTGTGACGCTATCAAACGCACCAAGATCGAACACCTCTTTCTGTCCCAGTTCTTTTGCTACTGCCATAATTCCCTCCTCAGAGAATAAAAGGCCCAGGGTTATTCCTGGGCCCCTACGTTACACTATAGCACTTCCGTGCATGGTGTCAATCGTATCAGGTAATGGTGAACGTTTCTGTGCAGCGTACCGAAGCAGCATATGGTGCAGTCGCTGTGGCCCAGTACTCTACAGTGTGCACACCAGGTGCAAGGCCTTTAACAGGGACGGTGTATGCCGTCTGTACTCCGCCATCCAACACGTACTGTATCGCATACCCTGCAGGTGCCGCTGCGTAGATCGTTCCCCACAGTTCATCATAGCCTGCTGCACCGCTATATGCAGGGTGTTCTGCAAGGGTGAAACCATCCGCTGTTACAGTTAAGATCGGTGCAAGGGCGCGATGTTCTGCAGCTGATGGAATAGCAATGATATCAAGTGCATCCTGGCCAAAAGCGGTGAACGGGAATGCAATAGTGACTGACTCCGGCCCATTAACGCCATCAGGAGCATCTGTGAGCTTTACTGCAGGCATTCTGAACTGATACATATTACCATTTGGGTCTTCAATGACAAAGACAATCTTGAGCGTCGTCCAGTCATTAACATAGTTCACGTACTGCTCGCTGGTAAGATACATGGAGATTGTGCCAGTCACGCCAAAGCGTTCAGGTGACACACAGATTGCCTTCTCCTCAAACAGAGCATAGTCCTGCTTGAGGTTATGTGTAACCTGCAGATCAATCTGTGTCGCAATAGTGACATCTTCACCGGTATTGGTAGTGACGTTAATCGCTTTGCATGTACCGACAAAGGAGTTGAATTGATCGGTCGTATGTGGAGTCTCAGGGTCGAATACCATGTTTGCAGGTATTGACGGATCTCCTGTTGTCACCATTCGCGGATTATCCATACCAAGAATGTTGAAACTACCTGTAACCTTACCATCCAACGGTATAGACAGATTGAAGCCGCCGATATAGCAGCCCTTGAAAAAGCGGTACAGCGCTTTGTCAGAGAACAGCTTCATAATGGTAAAGCTGCGCGCTGTCTGCCCAAGCGTCAGCTTCCGCTGGCCATTAACAGCCGCACGCGTACCTGCTACAGTATCAGCATCCTTATATGTGGCCTCGGCATTTGGTTTCCACTCATTGTACATGAGCGCTGCTAAGAACTCATCAAATGAGCGGTAAGATAGCTCTATCGGGATATCTCCTGCGGTAGAGCTTCGACCCTTTACTGGGGCTGCAGTTACGCGACCCTTCCTGAGCTCATTTGATGTCTGCTGTTCGATATTGCCCTTCAAAGAGTCTCCAGTCGTGCGAAGATATCGCATGACGGGGTCTGCAGGTGTGGTACCTGCAACTGCTTCGGGGACATAGGCAAGATCCCTGTTTGCGCCTATTGCTGGACAAGGCATAATTACTCCTTCCTACCTGTTGGCCGGTAGCGCCACGCTCCCCCGAGGAGGCTCTTAATTCAGTATTGTAGCACGGAACTTGACGCGAATGACAATTTGCCACCTGTTTTTGTCACGTCCGCTGTGCGCAATATATGCTTGATTACAGTATACACAGAATACACCTGTTTCACTATACTGTACACCTCGTTTGAAGTGCTCTGTAATTGGGGATGTTATATTGATGAGCTGCACCTCGTCAATACCGATCGGTGCGAACATAGATACCTGGAATACGCCATCATAGATATTGCGTGCACCTCGTCCTACGGCATGCGCCTCCGGCTCCGGTACAATCATATATGGCTTCCAGTACGTCTCATCCGCCGGGATGCGTGCTGAATCAAATATAGTGCCAGGCCAAGCGACGTGTGTATCCGGGACGGGCGGTGTCATCGCAGCAAAAATATCGTGCAGCTCATCATAGAACCACTTTCGAAGTACTATATCTGTCATTTGCTCCTCGCTTTGCTTCCAAGCTCACGCTTCTCAATCGCTTTTTTCAAGAGCCCTTGTGATTGCACATATGATGCAGGGATACCTTTCGTCGTATGAAATGTCTGCCACACCTTTTGTACAGCATGCTCTGCATAAATACGCATACCGACTGGTGCCTGGTTCGACGAGCCGGTTTCAAGCTCTGTAATATAGGGTGTTCTGTTTACAATACGCGGACGCGAATTTCTCTTTAGCCCTTTAATCACACCATCGGCATTGCTCATGGCTTCCTGGTATGCTGCATCCTGTGATATAGGCTCATCCCGCAAGTCTGTGTAACCCTGGATTGCTGCTCCGGTCACGGAGTCCGCCACATGCCAATGCCTCATGGCGTTTCCCGTATCATACGGTGTCCGTGCAGTGACCTCTGTGAAATATGCGCTGGTCAGCAACCTCAAAAGTGCTGTACCGCGACTCTGCACATATGCACGAACGCTATTATACCTAACGTTCCAGGCCACCAGTGAGTCTGCAAGCGCCGTGCTTTTCACCTGCGTAAGTGGTGACTGTACGATGCCTTGCCCAGGCGTGCCACCAGCTAGTTGGGCTACGCTTGCAATGTAGTGCTCCATGTCAGCATCAGGTATATGTTCTGTTGTGACGTTAATCCGTATCCCGCGATTCTGCTTGACACGATTAGACCATGTTCGGCGTGGCATAGCTACCTCGCTTGCACGTCATATATAATACTGACGGCACCTGGTTCTGTTGGGTTACAGGAGATGACCGTGAGTCGTTGCTGCTTACAGATGAGTATATCGCCTTCCACGGGTTTTGGGACCTTCGTCACGTAAAGACGCCTGTCACCTGCTGCAATGGTGATGGCTGGCATGAATGTACTCTTGTAACTTCCCTCCACAGCATCGCCCATATATTTCTTATCTACAGCGGGATCCACAAGCACTTCAACACCGGTTACGCTGTGTGTCCAATAGGTCTGAATCTGAACTCCCACGCGCCGTGTGTTTTTTACCCATGCGGGATCTCTATATTTTTTGATCAGTGTAATGGGTGTACCCCACTCCTGTATCACATCCTCGGTGATACTCCGCAATTCCTCGTATACGTCGCTCATATCCGCACGCCTGTCGTGATAAACTCAGTGCCGCCAAGACCGACGGCGAGATCACGGATGAGATTCTCAATCTCTGTATATATTGTTCCTGTTGGTGCATTGTCATCGTAGACAACCGCAACAGGTCCTGCTTTGACTGACTTAATTTTTCCACCACGTCCTGCGTCCTTCGCGAGTATTGTACCGCTCATAACGCGGATGGCTGCACTCGCGGTAGCTTCTTTTATCTGATATGGGAACGCTGGCTCGGGGTAATTGCGTATACCGTTTCGTGGGAATGCAAGGCCTTGCTGCGCATTTGCAATCGTACCAAGCCATACATAATTTGCTGATAACCATCGCGAGGCCTGAATAATAGCTTGCTGCTTCTTGAGGTAGATGGCTTCCTGCGTCATGGAATCACCATTAGCATCAAACAGCGACTCCCACAGGTCGCTTCGCCCCATCTCTTCGGCGTAATTATCTACATACTGTACATCGATAAACGCATTCGCCAGGGGAAGTCCTGTACCATCTTCAACAACAAAACGCATACGTTATCCTCCTGGCAAATTACTTATTCTGTGGCTTTGGCTGCACGGGGTGCTTTCGCAGGAGCAGCTTTTAGCGCGGCTTCACGCTCAGTGATTTCTTTCTCCCACTGCGCAAGCTCTTTCTCTTTATTATTAAGCTCGGCTTCTTTTACCTGCAGTGCTTTCAGACCCTCTTTATAGTCCACGGGTTTATTGCTCTGCGGATTGATACCGTGCACTTCTTTCAAGTGCTTTGTAAGCTCGTCGTCGTATACACACTGAAACGTCTTACATACAGGGCAAATCGGATACGTTGCATTCATACAGTCTTCTCCTCAAGAAAAGAACCCGCGAAGCGCAGAGCCTCGCGGGTTACTAGAGTGATTACCGAGCGACCGGATGCTGGAACGCATCGATCGAGCCGGCATTTCCGACGGCCGAGGTAAATGCCAGGCTCAGCACACCGACATCTGCCGGACCGGGGATGTAGCGGAAGAGCACAGTGCCGGCCGCATACGAACCCGTAGCGATCGTTTTGGTGATCGCTGCGGCCTTAGTACCGCCTACCGTGGGGGCGCGATTGATCGTGAGCCCAAGCGCAGTGGCACCGACGGTCAGCGCCTCGTTGACGGTGACGACGATTTCTACACCACCTTGGAGGTCGCCGAGCATCTTCTCGACAACAACTGCTGGCCCGGTGGCCGCGGCGATGGATTCCTTCTTGAAGAAGTAGTCCAGATCACTGCGCACAAGACCGTTGTGGAACCCCACATCAGAAATATTGCTAGACATTATAGTCTCCTTGTTATGCTAGTATTTTATGATGCTCCCGGGTCTCCCCGGGATTAGCATCAAGCCACGACAACATTCGCTTCAGTTCCCCTGAGGAAGTTGTAGGTATCAAGAATCTCGACACCATTCCAGGTTTGGAACCGGCGATCCACACCGTTAGTGCGGTTTTCCAGCGTCAGCAGGCCGCCCTTGAGGTCCTGGAGCATTGCCTTGACACGCGGATGCATGACAAGGAGTGTGTTCTCGGGGCGTCCGCGACAAGCTTCGATGACCCCGTCGAGCATCGCGGCGGTGGGTCGCTTTCCGGTAGAGTCTTCGATGTTTACAATCGCAGAGACGTAGCGTGGATTCGCAAGCTGCGTACCGAAGTACGTCTTCATGCGCACGCCATATACCACGCGACCAGCCGTGTCGAGATACGTTTTACCTCCGGAGAGTGCCTGAATGTCAAACGCTTTACCAGTACCAAAACCTGCCTCGTCATACAGACCAGTCACCTCGCCAGATGCAAAATGAATTGCAAGGATGGAGAAGTTCTTGCCTGCAGCCCCTCCCGCCGAGATCAGCTTGGGGTCAGCTGCCGTGTGGTTGGCAATGGCGAAATTCCGGAACGTGTTGTACAGGAGTGCTTTCTCCAT